GATTTGATTAACAGCTGTTGCAGGCTGTACAAAAGTACCTTGAGTAACGATAGTAAACGCCATTGTGCCTCCTTAAGACGGTTGGAATGTAGTTGTATTAAGACCGGATATCCAGTTTTGGTTTGTAATCGCACGGGCGATAGCAAACTTAGCGTACAGTTGGCTGTTTTGAGCCACGGCTGATACAACCCACGGCGGACGATAACCGATAACGGCTGTGTAGTTGTTTTGTTCGATTTTCGCAGCAGCTTCTAGGCCGTACATAGGAATTGTGTAGACTGTATTTCCCTTAGTAGAAATTCCAGGAATCTTTGCGCCTTTGCTTGATACAAAGAAGCGAAATCTACTAACTGAGCAATACTCTTCCGGTCTCAAACCTTGTTGATCAGGGTATGCATTTTTAAGCAAGACGCCTTGAACTTTTTGAAGATCATTTGTAAGCGAAGTACTTGCCAATGCAATAAATGCATCTCTTGTCGGTCCTGTTGCAAACTTATCCATCGCATCAATACTTACCAACATGGTTTTAGCATCGTTATTAAGAAGAATTGTTTCGATGTTATTAATATCGTTCAAGGATATGTTTGAGGGCTGATCGCCGTTCAATCCACCTGTGCAATTTATATAACTGACGCTGGAGCTAAAAAGATCTCTCATCAAAAGATCTTCTTTTTCTCTTAACCATTGTCCTAGCAATGCTGTGAACTTGGTTAGAGTCTTAGAGTTTTCATATAAGATCACTTGTTCGTTTGTAACGATTGTCTTAGCATAGATTTCCATTGTCGCGTCAATATCTGTACGGACTGGAACTTCTGAAGCTGGGTCAATACCCGAACCGTCAAGTTGTCCGCCATCAGTTGAAAGGCGTTCGAAACGTGACATACGAGTGGTTTTGCCGATATAGCTTTCGGCATGATGTAGATCGACTCCAAAGGAGTGGATCAAATTAAACATTGGAGTTGACAAAAGGTCTTCTGCTGCCTGTACAGGCAATTCAGGAGCCATATTGTTGATATTTGTAATACCAGTAGGAAATGACATGGGGGTTACCTCAGTAAGTTAATGGTTGGTGTTTTCTTGGCAAAGAAAACGCATTAGCCTACGGAGGGCAACCCGCATAAACAGCCCGACGGCTGGGCACACCGTCATAATCAGCCCGAAAAATTACATTACATAATTAAATATTTATATGCAATGATTTCATTAACTTAATCCTTTCAATGCCCTTTGCATCCTGGCCCAATTTTCGGCTTTTCTGCTATCATCTATTCTCATCGATATATTTCCTGAGCTAGTGGCAGCCGAAGCAGGCGTTGACATGCTTTGTGGCTTACTGAAATTAGAGTCCGCTTTTTTTTGATCTCTCCTGCTGTCAGTATTCGGAACGAATCGTTTGACTGCCTTGTATATAGATGCCCATTTATTATAACTATCGGGAGCTTGTTTAAAGGCTTCCGCCACTTCCGGATAATGATATTCAAGATAGTCCAGGTTTTCACTATTACAAACACTATTGAAGTCTTGAAAGTTTGACTGCAATCTTTCAGGAATTTGCTCATGTTCTTTTTGTTTTCGTTGTTTTTCCATCTCCATTTCACGCCTTGAAATAGCTTCAATAACTTTCTTCTCGATTCTCTGCTCTTCAGATTCATCTTGTTCTTCACTGTATTGGTGGTTTTGGGTCTGTTGATTTTTATTTAATAAAGACTCCATTGCTGCACGCAACGCAGCAGCTTCCGCAGCGCTTTTCTCCGCTTGCTTTGAGATCTCTTCGGCTTGTTTTCTTTCCAATGCTCTAGCTTCTCTAAATCTTTCCCAATCTTTACCCGTTTTTGGGCTTTCTTCTTTCGATTGATCAACAGTAGTAGAAATTATTGCATTTTGTTCTTGTATATTTTTTTCTTCAGGTTTATTTTCTGTAATATCCATGGAGGTTCCTTTTTATGAGTGATAAAGTTTTGGAAAAAGAAATGATTCGTATAAATAACGAACTAACTGAGGGCATGACTCACTATAAAAATACAATATTTTATATGATTGGTGATGCTCCAATAAGCTCATTATGTTTGTCTAAATCCACTGAAAATATTTTAATTAACGATGGCTGTTTGCGTGTCTACGACCTTTTTAGTCGAGATCTTACTAAAATCAAAGGCCTCGGAGTAACTAGGAAGCGGAATCTTACATCCTGCCTGAATCAATTCCTCCCTATGTGCTAGGAAATATTCATGTTCCGATGGCATGCTAATGTTATGCTCATGCCTAATATACTCCCAAAATGTGCCTTTAAAGAATGCAACCGACCAGGCTTGCATTGTTTGATAGCGCTTATGCACGATCAAATTGCCTGATACTAATTCGGCCATTACCATGTCGCTTGGTAGTACCCATAATCTTTTAGTAATACGATCAAGTCCCTTGTTATAGAGAAAAACCGATTGATTTGGCCTAGGACTTGGAAGATATGGCCAGCAATAAAACTTTCGTCTCTGTAAATTGCATACCAAAGGATCCTTTGCTATCACCATTACTACACAAAACTCATCTTCATTAAAAATATTCTTGTGTAATTCAATGGATTCACGCAAATTCTTCTCGATATCTTCAGATAGAAAATGACCCACTTCCAATGCATTATATTTTGTCGTATCCGAAGCAGCTTTTGCCGATAGTTCACCGGCTGTTTTTCTTTCTGTCATTACTTACTTTTTTTTAAATGATTTTAACGTCTCTGCGAGCGATGCTTCTTTTCCAATCTTTCCGCCTTTCTTTTCAGCAGATTTTAATTTCTTTTCAGGAATTTTTTCGCCTTTAGGAATACCTAATTTATCGTGGAGAGCACCTGGTTTTTTTATCGCACCAGATATCCATTTTTCTTTAGCCATATATTCTCCTTAATAATCACATTCGTTTATTTTTTTATGAGGCTGTGCTCTGTCTTTACCTGGTCTTGCCAAAAATGCTCCTGCTGGATCATTTCCTTTTCCTGTTGCAAAAACGGATGAGCTTACATCTATTTCATAGTGTTTTTGAGGAATTGCTGGGCCCCAACGTTTGGAAATTACGTCGGCGTCTTTATTTTTCGCATAATCTGGCGCATGATGTTTTTTTTTCATAAAATCCTTTGAGTATGGAGAGATAAGCTTTTGCTTATCTCTCATATGACATTAATTTGGCATCTTGTTTTTCTTAACATAAGACGATAATGCATCAACACTTTTCTTCAAATGTTCTGGATTGCTCATCTCGCCAGATGTATATTTCAAATTGCACACTTCAATATCACCGGGATCTTTTTCCCAATGCTCTCTATCAAATGTTGACATTCCGCCGCCTTGGTGGTGAGGATGCATACCCTTTGATTCTCTTTTTTCTTTCATGACACGTCTCCTTAGCCTGCTACGGCTGGTTGTAATTCTTTTTGCATATTAGCATTTTCTTGATTTTGTGCTTTGATGGCCATGGCTATTTCATACGACTTTCGTATAGTTTCTAGGTCCATGGTTTCCAATTCAATCATAGATTTGACTAAATCTAATTCGGATTGAGTTTTTTTATGTTCAGCATTTGCTTCAAAGTCGTCGGCTTTAGCAAATGACTCTTGAACACGTGCCAGATCCAGTTTAGATTTAGCAAAAGATTCCATAATTTTAGCATTATCAATTTTTTCTTGCTGTTGTGCTTGAGCTTGTTGCTGTTGTGCTTGCTGTTGGTTCTGTTCTTCCATCTCGGCAATCACTTGCTTTTTATTTGTAATAAAAGCAGCGCGAAGAATTGATTTATCAGAAATGCCCATCCCAATCTCTTTGAAGTGCAGGAGCTGCTGCAATTCCATTTGTTTTTGAGTCGTAGAATAGTTACCCTCTTCAACGGCGATTCCGTATTTTTGTGTATGACTGGTAAAAAATCTTGGATCTGCATCATGGCCCAATATATTACGAATTTTACCTTTGCTAAAGTTCTTACGTATTGCTTGGAGACGTATCTTACCATATAAACGCTGGGTATAGTCCAGTTTGTCAAAGATGGTCTGCAAAGTAGTAAGCCCCGCTCCTTGCCTAAGCATGGATAAAATACCACTCTTGTCATCGGTGGCAGATCCGAGAAGCTCTTCATTTACACCTGATATTTTTGTTATGTCTTCTGATAAGCTAGCTGATAATGCAAGTAATGACTCTGGTATTGCTGCTGGCTGTATCCTTTCAACTTCTTGGGGTAAATGTCCAGCCTTCAGTGGGATTAAGAATCCCTCTCCTGTTTGTCGAAAGGCTTTAATGTCAGTGACAGCATCAACAGGAAAAATCCAGCCCGAATTAACCTGAGACTGAAGAATATTAAGTTCAATCTGTTTTCTCATGTTGTAGAGGAATTGAGGGTCTCTAAGGTTTCTAATAATGCCCATGCATCGGTTAGCATAGTTTTGGATGTCTGGCTCGTAATAACAAAGAGTCGGTACATAACTATAGCTATCAATATTTAGGTGAGTAGGACCGTGATAAACAATCTTATTTGACAAACTGATTACGAGTTTTACAGTAGGAACTTGTACCTTTTTCTTGATAAGCCACGGTTGTTCTCTCATAGCTCTATCCATTAGGTCATCGTCGTCACCTTCTTCTTGCTCCCACTCAGCAGACTCGCCAGATTTAGGGTCTAGGATAATAGTTGCTTCACGCGTAGTTCTGTACTCATATTCGTCATATGTAAATAGATCATTGATGTTGATATTAAGCAATTCGGCTTGAACAGGAAAGCGACCGTCTTTAGCACCACCAGATTTCATTTTGTCTATTTCGCTCGAATAACCTGGCAATAAAGC